GTAGATCGTCCTGCCAATGCACAAGCAATGGTCTCTCTGTTCAAGCGTGACACTACTGAGGAAGTAGATATGGATAAAGAACTCGAAACGGAGATTGAAGCGGAAGAAGTAATCACCGAAAAGGCTGATGAAACTGAAGTTGAAGTCGAAAAAGCCCCGGAAGAGCCGACTAAACTGGACCTCCTGAAAGCTGAAAACGAACGTCTCCGCAAAGCTCTCATTGAGAATGGATATGTCATCGAAGCTCACGCTATCACAAAGAAAGCGGAAGTTGAGATGCTTGAAGTTGAGGGTGAAATGGTCGTTAAGTCGGACATTCCCGCCCCTGTTCTGAAGGCCCTTGAGGTTGCTAAAGCTCAGGCTGAAGCCACTGCTATTGAAAAGGCTGACATTGAACTGACGAAACGTGCTGGGGAAGCTCTCCCGCACTTTGATGTAGCGGTTGCGAAGTCGCTCGTCAAGGCTTTCTCGGAAGAGGAAGTTATCATGGAAGCCCTCAAAGCTGCTGATAAAGCCTTTGAAGCTGCTATGACTGAATTTGGTAAATCGGACGTTGATGGCGAGTTTGCTACCGCAGCCGACAAACTAGATGCTCTCGTTAAGTCCTACATGGACGAAAACCAATTTAAAAAGAGTGACTATGCTAAGGCTTATGCCGCTGTGGCTAAGACCGATGAAGGCAAAGCTCTCATCAACAAATCCTATAAGGGAGAATAAAGATGGCTGTTATGCAAAGCCGTGATACCCGGACTGAAATTGCAGGTGTTGACCTGTCGTCCGCTCAATTCAAGTTCGTGACCCTCGAATCGGATGGTCAAGTTGACCTCGCCAACTCGGCTGGTGAACAGTGCTATGGTGTGTGCATCGTTGGTGCCGCTGCTGGTAATGCTGTGACCGTTGTCCGCAGTGGTTCCGTTCTGGTCGAAGCTGGTGGCACTATTGCCGCTGGTGCTGCCGTTCAAGCTGGTGCTGATGGTACTGCTCTTGCTGCCGCCTCTGGCGATGTCGTCATGGGTTACGCTAAAGAAGCTGGTGTTGATGGTCAGATCATTGAGATCGAACTCATCACTGGTGGCAATATCGTCGCCTAATAACCAGCATTAATGAAAAGGATTATTTAATATGCCTATGCTGACCCCCTCGTCGGTGCATATCGACCAGCCGCTCACCAACCTGACGCTGGCCTATGCCCAAGAACAATCGAACTTCATTGCTGACAAAGTGTTCCCCACTGTTGGTGTGCAACGTCAGTCGGACAAGTACTACATCTATGACCGTGCCAACATGAACCGCACGGGCGATGTGAAGAAACTTGCCCCTCGCACCGAAGTCAACCGTATCGGTATGTCGATCTCAAACAGCAGCTACTATGCTGACGTTTATGGTCTCGGCATGGACTTTGATGAGCAAACCCTTGCTAACGAAGATGCGGCTCTGGACATTCGTTCCGCTGGCGCTCAGACTCTTATGACCCGCTTGATGATCCATCGCGAAGAGCAGTTCGCTGCTTCGTTCTTTGCTGCTGGTATCTGGGGTTCGCAGTCCACCCCGTCGAACCTGTGGTCGGACTACACCAACGGCACTCCGATTGCTGACGTGACTGCTGCTCGTCGCGCCATGCAACTTAAGTCGGGCGGCTTCAAGCCGAACACTATGGTTATTGGCAAGGAAGTTCGTGACATCCTCATCAACCACCCTGACATTCTGGCTCGCCTCAATGGTGGTGCCACTGTGTCGAACACCGCCCTCATCACCAATGCTAAGTTGGCTGAAATCTTTGAAGTAGAAAACCTCTACGTCATGGAAGCGGTGAAGAACTCGTCGGTTGAAGGTGTCGTTGAGTCGAACGCCTTTATCGGTGGCAAGCATGCCCTGCTGGTTCACACCCCCTCGTCGGCTGGTCTGATGACCCCGGCTGCTGGTCTGACCTTTGCTTGGAACAACATTCCGGGTGTGAGCAATCTCGGCGTTACCGTCGAGTCGTATTCGGACGATGCTCTGCGCCGCCAGCAAGTTGCTGAACATATTCAGGTTAAGATGGCTTACGACATGAAGGTCGTTGGCGCTGACCTCGGCTATTTCTTCAACTCGGCTGTCGCCTAATTTCTATCGGGGAGGGGGCTTAAGTGTCCCCTCTCTCTTCCTCAACCCGACAAGAGGAGAATATTATGTCTCACCCGCACTACCTTAGCTGGCAAGTTGATTGGCCCCTGTTTGTAAAAGTTCCCTTCGACTCAGAGGGGCGTACATGGCAGAGGGGCGAACACTATCCTTGGCGTACACTTGGTATCAATGGCGTTAAAGAACAGTCTGTAGCCCGTCTATATAATTCTGGATACCTTTACCATAATCCCGATCTTGAGAAAGAGACTAAAGTTGGCGACCGTCTAAATGAGATGACTAACGCACAGCTTGAAACTCTGGTTGGCCTTCTGAACGCTGAAGTCAAATCTAAGACGCAATCTGTTACCGAGTTTAATGCTAAAAAGTGTAAACTCTCTAAGATTGAAAGTAAGCAGCGTGGCCTAGTTCGTAGTTTCCTTCGTAACAATTCTTGGGTCGAAGAAAAGTTCTACGAGATTCGTGATAAAATCTTGGACGATAAGGAATAATCAAATTGGCTTGGTCTTATGATTCATCTAATCTGGACACTGAAACCGCTTCTGGTCGTCTAAATACTATCCGCCTCTTGGTGGGTGATACAGACACCAGCGACCAGCAAGTCCAGAACGAAGAGATTACGTTTGCTCTTTCGCAGAACAACAATAACGTGTATCTTTCTGCTGGGTGGGTCTCTAGGACCATCTCTGCCCAATATTCCCGTAAAGTTAACACTTCCCTTGATGGCGCTCTTAGTGCTGATTACTCTGACCTAGCAAAACACTACGCTGGTCTGGCAGATCGCCTAGAGTACCAAGGTAAGAAATCTTCCGCTGTTCTTGGCGTGAAAGCTGGTGGCATCACTATCTCAGGTATTGAGGCTGTAAGGGCAAACACTAATCGGGTTGAGGGGTCTTTCCGCAGGGATCGTTTTCAGAATCCTCCCGGTTACAACACCCCTGAATATGAATAAGGGGATTAGGGTATGTCATTCAGGTCTTTTGATCTCTACAATCTACTAAGGGATTTTGGAGAGACAGTGACCCTGAGAAAGATGACCACAGCGGGTTCATATAATCCCGTTACAGGCTCCGTCTCAGGCTCTGCCACTACAGATTATTCTGTCACTGGTTATTTTTATAACTATGAGTTGATGAATGTCGATCAGGTCCGTAGAGGGATGCGAAAGTGTCTTATCTCAGCCTTGGATAATGTTGAACCTTACGATCAAGACGTAATCCTTGGCAACGGTGACGCTGTTACTATTACATCTGTAACCACTATTTTCTCTGCGGGTACTGCCATTTGTTACATTTGTAACGTAGAGGAATAGGTTATGGCTGATTGGAGTATAAGCATTGATCGGGCTTCTCTCTCAGCTAAGATTAAAAAACTTGAGGCTAAAGTAGAGGAAGAAGTCAAAGACGAACTTGAGCGTGTTGCTTGGGCTTTAGTTTCTGGCTCACCTGTTGACACTGGCGCTTATATATTGTCACACACATTTTCTGAGACTGGTGGTAAAGCTGGTAGGAGATACTCCTCTAACAACAAACCACGGAAACAAGATTGGGGAACTAAGGCTGGCGAGGCTATGTCACAACTACGAAGCGACATTGATGCGGCTGACCTTTCCAAAGGACATGGTATCTTCAGGAACCGCTCACCTCATGCGGTTGATGTAGAGAAAAAATACTTGGTCTACGAAAAATCAAAAGATAGGTTTAGGTAATCATGGCTTCCGTATATCCTGAAATTCGTGCTGCGCTGGAAGTAAAATTGAGCCAAATCTCTGGTATTCCTTCTATCGCTTGGGAGAACGTAAGTTTCTCTCCTACGACTGGACAGTCCTATGTTACGGCTAGGCTTGTTCCCACTACTCGTGAACCTGCCGTTAGGGGACTAAACCCCCAACAATATTACCAAGGCATCTTCCGGGTTGATTGCTATGTCCCCGAAGATGGTGGACCCTCTGCCGCCGACGAATTGGCAGATAAAATAATCGAAGCCTTTGAAGCTACTACTGATGTAGCTAACGGCGGCACTATCGTATCCATCCGCTACGCTGAGAGAGACCTCGGCAATATTGATGGTCCCTTCTACATGGTTCCGGTCAACATTGGCTGGTATCTTTACTCATAATATTTAGGAGAAATCCCTATGGCTTTCGCTCAAGGTTCCCGTTCCAGCCTGTCGTATATCGTTGAATCGACTTTCGGCACTACCCCCGCTGGTAATTTTACTAACCTCCCCTTCAGCACTCACTCGCTGAACCTCACCAAAGACCGTGTGACTGGTAACGACATCCAATCGGATCGTATGCCCCGTGTTGACCGTCATGGCAACCGTCAGGTATCTGGTGACATTGTTGTTGATCTTCGTGATGGTGACTATGATACCTTCCTCGAAGCTGCTATGCTTAACACTTGGACTACTAACGTCCTCAAAGTTGGCACCACCCCCAAGTTCTTTTCGATTGAAGATTACGCCGCTGACATTGACCAAGCTCGTCTTTTCACTGGCGCAACTGTTTCCACTATGGGGGTGTCGCTTGCCCCGAACCAAATGGTTACGACTACCTTTGGTATGGTTGGTAAAGACATGACCATCTCGGCCACTCAGAAGACACAAGACGCTGCTTCTGGTGCTGCCCCATTTGATGCCTACTCTGGTGACTTGGCTATTGGTAACGTGGGTGGTTCTTCTAGCGTTGCTATCGTGACTGGCGTTGACTTCACCTTGACTAACTCGTTTGCTCCGACCTTTGTTATCGGTGATGACTCGGCTCCGTCCCTCGAATATGGTCGTGCTGAAGTTGAAGGTACATTCACCGCTTACTTTGAGGACGCTTCGCTCATCAACCGCTTCCTGAATGAAACTGAAACGGAACTGGTTGTCTCGGTCAATGATCCCACCGCAGCTAACGAATACACCTTTACCTTCCCGAAGATCAAGATCAACTCGGCTGATGTTGGTGTAGATGGCCCGACCTCTCGTATTATTAGCATGTCGTTTGTTGCTCTGTATGACAGCACTGAAGGCACCAACTTTAAGATTGAGCGTCCCGCTTAATAAGAATCCCTAGCTAGGGCGTGGGGAGTGTCTGTCGGGTGATGCTCCCCACATTTAATATTAACCCGATAGCCCGAAGAAGGAAACCCCGATATGGACCTGAAAGACCTTACCCCGAAGACTGACGAAATTGTTGTGATCATTAAACACCCGGTATCTGGAGAAGTTCTTAAGAACGATGATAGCTCCGACATGGTTATTACAGTTTATGCGCCCCACTCGAAAGAGTACAAGAAAGTCCAGCGTGATATTGTAGGCAAACGTCTTAAAGCTGCCCAAGAAAGTGGCTCCAAGGATATTGATTACGAGAAACTTGAAGAAGCTACGATGGACCTTCTTATTCGGACCACAAAAAGTTGGGACATTACCTATGATGGTAATAAGCCAGAGTTGACCGAAGATAAGGCCCGTCAGATTTACGATGAAGTTTTCTGGATTAAAAACCAGATTGATGATGCTCTGAACAACTCTCTGGATTTTATGAAAGCCTAATTGGTGATTTATGCTCTTGGGCTGAACATCAATTTAGGCTGAACAAACCAGATAAGAATGGTGTCTCAGAGAGAGAACACCTAGAACAAGTAAGAAGGCAGACACAGAAGATGCCAGCAGGATTGGAACCCCCGACAAAATTCCCCAGCCTGTTGTCTCATCTCTGGTCTGCCTTTTTGGTTTTAAATAGGGCTAGGAGCGCGGGCTTCAGTGGGCCTAACCCTATCTCTTACGAACAGATTAAAGCGTGGAAAGAACTAACAGCTAATGACTTAGAACCTTGGGAGGTTGATGTCGTAATGAAGCTGGATGGAATTTATTTGGGGGTTGCTCATGCCTGATATTAATATCACGGTTGGCGTAAAGGGTGGTGACGATATTGCCAAAATTGTCGCTCATACAAAGAGACTAGAAAATAATGTAAAGTCTCTTGCAACTGCTTTTGGAAAAGGTCGTGTAGACAACCAAGCTTATTTCAAAGGCTTGAACCAACAAATATCCGCTTTGACCAGATTGGGTTATT